CCCCCTTGTAAAAAAATTTTTTTCATGTATAAATCGGTTTTACGGCTTAGACCTGCGATTACATATGGCGTTACACATAAAACCCGAGGCTGGGGTAGAAGTGGCTGAATCCGATCCTGTTGTTGATTTGAAGGACAGGGCAGAGGCCGCATCCAACACAATCGAGAAACTTACCGAACATGGTCTGGATATTAACGTCACCAAAGAAGATAAGGACAACGCTGCAAAACTAGTTGCTGCATATGCAGAAGATCCTGAAGGTACGTCTAAGAAAGTAACCACTAAGAAAGCAGCTACCCTTACCCCCGCTTCTTTACTGCTCACGGACAACATACTTAGAGAGTTCGGGCAGTCCGTTGTAGAAAGTTCCTTACATATCAGACACTTAGTTACTAACAAACTAGTGTTGGAATCTGAGAACCCTGACCCCCGTATACGTATGAGGGCTTTAGAGCTACTGGGTAAGATATCAGATGTGGGCCTCTTCTCTGAGAAATCAGAGGTGACGATCACGCATCAGTCTACGGATGACCTGCGTGAGAAGCTGAAGGGTAAGCTGGAGAAGCTTGTTGCAGGAGAAGTGGTGGAAGCACCCGTCATTGTAGATGTGAAGGAGGAACTAGGGCTGGAAGACTACGATGACTGAGGCCGCGTTAGACTTCTCCGAGGAAGATATCCAGAAGATGCTGGACAACATTGACTCTTTCTCCCCTGACGAGGTAGTAGAGATAGACCGTATTGTGGACGAGTTAGCCTCTCGGAAACAAAACGAATTGGCCTTCAATGATTTAATAGAGTTCTGCAAGCGTATGCAGCCTGATTACATTGTAGGCAAACACCACCGCATACTATCAAAGATGCTCATGGACATTGAGCAGGGTAACAAGGACAGAATATGCGTCAACATACCGCCAAGACACGGCAAGTCGCAGTTAGTATCTATTTACTTCCCAGCGTGGTTCTTGGGTAGGAATCCGAATAAGAAAGTGATGATGGTGTCGCACACGACTGATCTGGCGGTGGACTTTGGTAGGAAGGTGCGGAACCTGATTGCTACGGATGAGTACAAGAGTATTTTTCCTACGGTTGCACTATCAATAGATTCCAAGTCAGCGGGCAGATGGAACACAAATGCAGGAGGCGAATACTACGCCTGTGGTATTGGCTCGTCCATCGCAGGTAGAGGTGCAGACTTACTGTTAGTAGATGACCCTCACTCTGAGCAGGATGTGATTAACGGTAACTTTGAGGTATTTGAGAAAGCCTACGAGTGGTTTACCTTCGGAGCACGGACTCGTCTGATGCCGGGTGGTCGTGTGGCAATCATACAGACTCGATGGCACATGGATGACCTGACGGGCAGGGTGACGCGGGACATGGTGAACAATGATCGCTCTGACCAATACGAGGTGGTGGAGTTCCCTGCTATATTAGATACGGCAGATAAAGATAACAAACCCATACAGAAACCCTTGTGGCCTGAGTTCTTTGATTTAGAAGCGTTATTACGTACTAAAGCGTCTATGCCTACCTTCCAATGGAACGCACAGTACCAGCAAGAACCCACGGCAGAAGAAGCGGCTCTGGTCAAACGAGAGTGGTGGCAGTCGTGGGAGAAGGAACGGCCTCCTGAATGTGAGTACATTATTATGTCACTGGACGCAGCAGCAGAAACGCACAACCGCGCTGACTATACTGCGCTGACCACATGGGGGGTATTTTTTAATGATGAGGCAAATGCGTACCACATCATCCTGCTGAATAGTATAAAGAAGCGGCTGGAGTTTCCTGAACTAAAAGACTTGGCAATGGAGGAGTATAATGACTGGGAGCCTGACTCGTTTATCGTGGAGAAGAAAAGCGCGGGCACGGCTCTGTATCAGGAGATGAGACGCATGGGGCTACCCGTGCAGGAGTACACGCCACACAGGGGGTCGGGGGACAAGCTGGCACGGTTGAATTCAGTTGCAGATATTGTAGCATCAGGTATGGTATGGATGCCGATAACTAGGTGGGCAGAAGAAGTAATAGAAGAGATTGCAGGGTTTCCATTTATGAGCCATGATGACCTCGTGGACAGTACAGTTATGGCGTTGATGAGATTCAGACAAGGTGGGTTTATCCGTTTACCTACGGATGAGCCAGAAGAAACACGCTACTTCAAACAAAGGCGGGGTGGATACTACTAATGGCTATTGAAAAAGGATTATATGCGGCACCGGAAGGACTCGAAGAAGAACAGGGTGAAGGACTAGAAATAGAGATAGTTGACCCTGAAATGGTGACGTTAGATGACGGTAGTATGGAGATAACCATTGTCCCTGACGCTAACATAGGGGACATGACCGACTTTGATGCGAACTTGGCAGAGTTTTTAGAAGACAACGCACTGTCTTTGATCGCAGATGATGTCATGGGGCTGGTTGCATCGGACATGGATGCACGAAAAGAGTGGGCAGACACCTTCGTAGAGGGGCTTGACCTGCTTGGCCTCAAGATAGAGGAACGATCTGAACCATTTCAGAGCGCATGTGGTGTGTTTTCTACCGTTTTATCCGAAGCTGCCATACGTTTTCAGGCAGAAACCATGAGTGAAACCTTCCCTGCGGCTGGTCCTGTGCGAACAAAGGTCATAGGAGAGGAAGATAAGGACAAATTAGAGGCAGCAGACCGTGTAAAAGCGGATATGAACTACGAATTGACCGAAAAAATGGTCGAATATAGGTCAGAACACGAAAGATTGCTCTATAGTTTGGGTTTAGCAGGGTCTGCGTTCAAAAAAGTCTACTTTGACCCCAATTTAGGGCGACAAGTTGCTATGTATATACCCGCAGAAGACGTAATTGTGCCCTACGGAGCGTCAAACATAGAAACCGCAGAGCGTGTGACCCACATAATGCGGAAAACCAAGAACGAATTGCGTAAATTACAGGCCAGTGGCTTCTATAAGGATGTAGAACTGGGAGATCCCATCCCTTATCACTCTGATATAGAAGAGAGAAAGGCAAAAGACAGTGGGTACTCTATGTCTGATGACGATAGGTACGCAGTCTATGAGATACACGCTGATATGGTCATAGATGGTATAGACGATGAGGACGATATCGCTAAACCCTACGTAGTGACCATAGAAAGAGGCAACAATGCGGTGCTTGCTATCAGAAGGAATTGGAATCCTGATGACCCACTCCAGTTAAAGCGACAACACTTCGTACATTACGTGTATGTCCCCGGATTTGGTTTCTATGGTCTTGGTCTTATACATATCGTAGGGGGGTACGCTAAAGCAGGTACGTCCATTATACGACAGTTGGTGGACGCAGGTACGCTTGCTAACTTACCAGCAGGGTTAAAGACCCGTGGGCTACGTGTCACAGGAGATGACACCCCGATAGAACCGGGGGAGTTTAAGGACGTAGATGTACCGTCTGGTAGCATCAAAGATAACATCATGCCACTACCTTACAAGGAGCCTAGCCAAACATTACTGGCTCTACTAGATAAAATAACTAATGAGGGCCGCAGATTAGGGGCGATTAGTGACATGAATATCTCTGATATGTCAGCTAATGCACCCGTAGGCACTACCTTGGCATTGTTGGAAAGAACTTTGAAGCCTATGGCGGCAGTTCAGTCTCGTGTTCACTACGCCATGAAACAAGAGTTTAAACTACTGAAAGCAATCATGTCTCAGTATGCCCCTGCGGAATATGGGTATCAGCCTAACCGTGGAGAGGTAAGTGCCAGAGAAGCAGATTACATGTTGGTGGATGTTATACCCGTCAGTGATCCCAATAGCTCTACAATGGCGCAAAGAGTCGTTCAATACCAAGCAGTATTACAGATGGCACAATCTGCCCCACAGATATATAATCTTCCGCAGCTACACAGGCAGATGATAGAAGTTTTAGGTATAAAGAACGCAGATAAACTTGTTCCGATAGAGGATGATGCTAAACCTACTGATCCTATTAGTGAGAATATGAACGCACTTATGGGTAAACCATTGAAAGCTTTCATATACCAAGATCATGCAGCACACATTGCAGCGCATGAAGCGTTTATGAAAGATCCCATGATTGCCCAAGCCATAGGTAAAAATCCACAGGCCCAGCGAATCATGGCAGGATTACAGGCGCACATAGCAGAACATTATGCGTTCTTGTATAGACAACAGATAGAGAAGCGGTTGGGAGCTTCGTTACCCGCACCTAATTCTGAACTTCCTGAGAATTTAGAGGTCGCACTGTCAAGTTTAGTTGCCAAGGCAGCAGAACAAGTTACTCAAGGCAACCAGCAGAAAGCAGCACAGATGGAAGCACAACAGAAAGCGCAAGATCCGGTTGTTCAAATGAAGCAAGCAGAGTTGCAGCTTGAAGCTCAGAAGGTACAGCAGAAAGGACAGAAGGATGCTGCAGAGCTTGGGTTAAAAGAACGAGAGCAGGTACGCAAAGAGAAGAAGGATGCGGCAGATCTGGCTATAGACAATCAAGAATTAGCGTTAGAGATTGGTAAAGCAAAAGTAGATATGACCCTAGACATACAAGAAGCACAGCGAAATGTTAACGATAGTATCATGGATATAGCTAACAGAGGGACTGATAGAGAATAATGGCAGATAACATATTTACGGTACTAAATAAAAAGTTTGTAGAAGATAGGGCTTCTGCTATAGAATCTCTTACATCTGGAGCAGCTAAAGACTTTGCCCAGTATAAAGAGACAACAGGTTACATTCGAGGTCTGGAAACCTGTATGCGAACTGTGAATGACCTCTCGCGCAACTACATGGACGGTGATGATGAGTGAAGCTGAAAATATAAGTGAAGAACAGTTAGAAGCAATGATCCCCTTACCTGTGGGCTATAGAGTGCTTATAGCACTGCCGCAGGTAGAAGAGACGTTTGATGGTACGGAACTTCTTAAATCGTCACAGACGAGAAATGAAGAACACGTTATGTCAATAATAGGGTTAGTCGTAGACATGGGCGAACAAGCGTATGCCGATAAAGAGCGTTTTCCTACGGGTGCATGGTGTAAACAAGGCGATTATGTCATGTTTCGCGCTAATTCAGGCACACGTTTTAGGATAGGTAATACTGAATATCGTCTTATGAACGATGACTCTATAGAAGCTGTCGTACCTGACCCAACTGGAATATCACGAGTATAAGGACTTATTATGCCATTTCAAAAAGTAGAATTTGAGTTTCCTGATCCCGATGCTGTCGAAGAGGATACAGAAATAGAAATAGAACCCTCTAGTGAGATAGAGGTAGAAATACCGGGCAAAGAAAAGCCTGTTGTTGAGGAAGCGGTTGAACCCGAACTCGAACCTGAATTGGAGATAGTTGATGACGTACCTAAAAAGGACAGGAATCGTACTCCGTCTGAACCACCTGAAGATGTCACTGAAGAAGAGTTGGAAAACTATTCAGACAAAGTTCGTAACAGGATACGACACTTTAGTAAAGGGTATCACGATGAACGGAGGGCTAAAGAAACTGCTGAAAGGCAAACTCAAGAGTTGGAAAGTCTGGCTCAAAGACTCTTGGATGAAAATAAAGAGTTAAAAGGTAACCTGTCGAAAAACAAAGACGTTCTTTATAAACAAGCAGAACGAGCCGTAGAGAGTGATTTAGCTAACGCCACCAGAGAATACAAAGCAGCATACGAAGAAGGCGATGCAGATAAACTGCTAAAAGCACAAAAAGCTCTTACGAAAGCGGAGATAGCTTCTCAAAGATTATCTAAATTAAGTAGTGAAGAGGCTTTACAACCTAATCAAAATACATTACAAACTAGTCCTGAGAATGTAAAAGATTTATTGCCTGAATCTGCAAAAGTACAAGTTGACCCGAGGGCACTTGATTGGCAACAAAAAAACAAATGGTTCGGTAGTTTAGAACATGAACCAGAAACTGCTTTTGCTTTAGGGCTACACAAACAAATCACTGAGGTGGAAAAAGTATCTGCCGAAAGCGATGAATACTATGAGAAGTTATCTTCTCGTATGCAAGCAAAGTTTCCCGAACTATTCGAGGAGACCAATGAACAGGAGGTAAGTACACCTAAATCAAAACCAGCTAATGTGGTTGCCCCCGCAACGCGGAGCACAGCACCTAAAAAAATTAGGTTAACGCAAACACAAGTGGCTTTGGCAAAAAGATTGGGGCTTACTCCCGCACAGTACGCCAAACAGGTTGCATTAGATATGAGGAACAATAATGGCTGAGAACAGATTAGATCGTCAGTTAGAAACAAGGGAAAAAACAACCAGAACGAGGCATTGGCAGCGACCAGAAGTTTTACCTTCTCCCACGCCTGAAGATGGTTATGTTTTCCGTTGGATACGAGTAGCATCTCGTGGTACAACTGATGCCACAAATGTTTCCTCTAAATTACGAGAAGGTTGGGAACCAGTAAAAGCGGCAGATCATCCAGAAATTACATTAGTCAGCGTAGAGAACGAACGGTTCTCCGACAATATAGTGATGGGCGGTTTAATGCTTTGCAAGGCTCCAGAAGAGATGATAGAGGAGCGTAGTGAATATTACGAAACTCAAACTAAATCTCAGATGCAGTCCGTGGATAACAACCCATGAGAGAAAGTGACGCTCGTATGCCTATCTTTAATGAGAGGAAAACGAAAGTTACTTTTGGAAACGGAACTTAATTATAGGAGTGTATAAGCGATGGCTTATCCAACTATTGCTGCCCCTTATGGGCTAATTCCGGTAAAACTGTTAAGCGGTGTTCCTTTTGTTGGTACGACTCGGCATTATTCTATTGCTAGTGGTTATGCTACTGATATTTTTTATGGGGACGCTGTTAAACTTGTTACCGGAGGCACTGTCGAACGTGATACGTTTGATGCTGCCATGACACCTATCGGTGTCTTCTTAGGGTGTTCATTTACTGACCCCGGTACAAGTCAGCCTACGTTCAAGCAGTATTATCCTGCTAGTACGGCAGCGTCTGATATACAAGCTTACGTTGTAGATGCCACAGATGTACTGTTCAAAGTAGCAGTTGTATCTTCAGGCGAAACGATTGGCGATCTGGCAATTACTGATATAGGTGCTAATGTAGCTGGTGTGGATAACACTGGTAGTACCATTACTGGTAATTCTAAGAGTGCTATATCTGATACTTCTGCAACAACTAGTTCGCTACCTTTTCGCATTGTCGATCTCGTGCAAGAGACTAAAAACTCTTCAGGTGGCTTCACAGAGGCTCTTGTCAAGTGGAACGCTGGACATGCCTTCGATAATACAACCGGAATATAGGAGTAGCGTAAAATGGCAATATCACGCGCCCAATTACTGAAGGAACTCCTACCCGGACTGAACGCTTTGTTCGGATTGGAGTACGCCAA